GTCAGAAATACCCGCTGGGAAAACGCTTCAAAGTACCTAACGCATTTGCTTTCGTAACGTCTCGAACCGTTTGCGCTCGTCTTCGAGTTCTTGAAGTTCAACGTGGCTTCTGTTCATGGATAAGTGATTCATTCTGAGCGGTTTGCTTGGATTGCCAATGTAGACAACCCCAGGCTCAATCCTTGAGCGGCTATGGACAACCGTACCCATGCCAAGCATTGTGTATGAGCCAATGACGCTGTATTGGTGAACGCTGACGTTTAGGCCAAGGTTTGCGTTCCGCATGACGTGACAGTGACCAGCCAGCAAAGCAGAGTTCGCAAGCGTGACGTTCTCTTCAAGAAAGCAATCATGAGCAACGTGACTGCCAGCCATCAAGTAAGCGAACTCTCCGACTACGGTTTGCCTCGCAATCCCAGCGTGAACCGTTACGAACTCTCGAATGACTGAGCCTTTGCCAATCTTGACGCCCATCATCTTTCGTCTGCTTCGGTGTTGCGGATTTGAACCAATGACTGCGCCAGGATAGATTTCGCAGTTTGCGCCTATGTCGAGTGGCCCATAGAGGCAGACATTCGGCCCGATCTTTACGTCTTTGCCAAAGGTAACGTCACCTTCAACGTGAACAGTTGAGTGAATGTTCATAGCCAGTGAGCCATCAGTTCAGGTTCGATGTTTGGTGGTTTTGGATTGCCGTGAAAGTAAACGATTCGCGCCTTGCTTCGTTCCTCTGGCTGATTTGTCCAGTGAACTTTGTAGCTTTGAATCTCATGAGGAAAAACTTGGTCAAGTCTTGTGGCGTTAGCACAGACAACACGAAGAAAAGCCATCTCGCTTGGTAAGTTCTTGTAGGTGTAATTAACTCCGCTTTCTGCTCGGTGTTGCCAAAGATTCCAGATTCGTTTGACTTCAGCGGCTGAGAATAAGCCGATCCCGTTGCAGATGGTGTGAGGTTCAAACGGATCTGTGAGCAATCCGCATTCGCCTCGCCAGTTCAGTAGCTCGTCAATGTTGTTCGTAATGAGCGTATCCAGCCCAATGATAAACCTGCGGCCTTTGCCTAGTCCTGGTCGAAACGCTTCCATGACACAAGCCCAGCCCAGATCCTCACAGTCGAGCGCAACTTGCGTGACGGTTTCGTTGAACTGATATTCTCTGTCAGTCAGGCAAATCAACTTGTGGCTCTTGGTTGTGTTGCGCTTAATCGCTCGCGCCAATTTGTCCACCCATTCAGCAGAGTAGCCAGCGTTTGCGCTGTAGCTGGGTAGGTGCCGCTCTTTGCCATTAAAAAGAATGCAGACAATATCCATCAGGCCGCCACCTTCCTCTGCTTTGGATTCATGATTTGCTTGCGCCAGTAGGCGAAGTTTCTAGGCCAGTGGCGTTTGATTGCAAGCTCGCCAACATACTCGAAGTCAAGCCGCTCGGCCTCGTAATCTGAGCCAGAAACAAAAATCACAAACCACTTAGCCACGTTTTTGCTCGTTCGCTTCTTGATGCCGTAAGGTCTGCCGCTTCTATCTCGCACCACGAAATAGCTATACTTCGTTTTTTTCTTAGCCATGCTCTTGGCTGTTGTGTTCTGCATCGCGTCAGGATTCGCTTGCAGATAACTCAGCATTTGCGTGATGGAGCCTCTGGTCAGGTTGCCGTATTTGTCTAAACGTGCCTCTTCGGATGGGACGGCATACCAGTTTTTGGGCAATGCGCCAATCCGGTAAAGTGCTTTCTCGAATCGCTTGTGTTCTCGGTCCTGTCCAGTGATATGCGGTAACAGGATTTCTTCTGCCGTCAGCGAACTACCCACAACGCCTTTTAGATCCTTCGCGTAGACTCTGCCGTTCTGGTCTTTGATAGAATACTCGACAAACAAGCTGCCTCGTCTGCCAGGCTTCTTTTTGTTGGGTGGCACAATGAATGGTGTAGGCTTGTCAAAGACGTCTTCCATTTCTTCGTAGAGTGCAAAGCGAACGTCAAACAAAGTATCTCGCACTGCCTTGCCTACAGCATCCGGCATTTTCTTAGCGACTTGTCGCAGGTACTGCCTTGGGATTTTTAGTCCGGTGTCGCCTTTCAGTGGCATGGGCTATTCTCTGACAAAGTTTACAAGCTTTGAAATCATTGAAGAAAACTTTGGTGTTTGGTTTGTGCGTTTGGCAGGATTCGCAAAAACGCATGGACGGTTTTTGTTTTAGCTTTTTAAGCCTCTCTTCGAGTCTTTCGCTGAGTGGCTTTCTGTTGTCTTGCCAAGTGTAGCGCTTCAAGTTCTGCTTCCTCTCTGGATAACCCACCATCGAATTGCATGATTGCGGCTCGTTCTTCAAACCAGACGTACAAGTCAGGCTCTAAGAAACGAAGTCGTTCAATCTCATGAAAAAGTTTTTCGTTCATTGAGGCGCAGCTTAAGACGTGCGTCCGTGAAACGTCTCTATCGCTTTTGATAAAGCAAGCTTCCTTCGCGTGGTTTGGCAGCACTCGCTGTGGCGACTCCTCAGTTTGGTTCGCCAAAGATTGCTAATCGTCACGCCTCAAAATCCTTGTACAATCGGCTTCCTGTTGCGCCTTCCTGTCCTTGATACTTTCCTGCATACGGTTGAGCGGTTGGCTCGTCCAACTGAAAAAAAACAATTTGGCAAATCCTCACGCCTGCTTTCAAAAGGATTGGCTTCTCGCTCTGGTTGTACAGTTCAAGCGTGATCTGGCCTTGAAATCCAGAATCGACGAATCCAGCATTTTGAATCTGTAAGCCAAGCCTTCCCACTGACGAGCGACCAGCCACAAAAGCCGCTAAGTGATTCGGTACGCTGATCTTTTCCTGAGTTGAAGCCAGAACAAATTTGGAAGGCTCCAGCAAAAAATCTTCGGTCTGAACGTGTTGGTAAACGGATTCTGAATCCAGAAAGAGAAATTTTTGTTTTATGCCCAACTGAGCGAAGGTGTTGCCTAAGTGCAAATCAACACTACATGGCCCCACCTGGGCAAATCGTGGCAGGTGTCCAAGTTCTTTGAGTCCATTCAAAGTTTGGTGAGAGAGAATCATAAATCCGCCCAATCAAATTCTGTTGGTGAATAAATCCGAATCAGTCCGGTTTCTCCCCATCGCTTTGAAGCGTGAACGTCCCAGACTTGCTTGTCTTCACTGAGTAAGGCATCAATCAAAGCCTTCAAGAGATTGTCAATGTCAGCGGTTTGTCTATGAGGTTTGCCGTTCATTGCTTTCTTTTTCTTGAGGCTCCAGCTTTTCGGCATAGGCAAAATGAATTCAACGGCAAAGCTGTCTGGAAGTTGAAACTTTTGTGTGTGAGCTTGAAGCCGTAAGGTGTCGCAGAAAACCCGATAGCGCAAAACCTCCGGCCTGACTCGCCACTTATCAGAGCGACTTTGGCGTGGTTTCGGAACAGGTGAAACATGAAACGTTATCAAGCAGCAACCGTTTTGACTAACTTCGCAAAGTATTGGCTTGGTGAATCGGTTTTGCTCGGTTTGTCCACTTTCACAGGTGTCTCGTCTTTCTTTGTCCAACGAACGATTGAGTCTGAATCCAGCCAGAAGCCAAAAGGTGCGCGACCAATCGCCTGAAAGAACTTCTGGCCTCCGCATGGGTCCAAGCGTTTGCCTGTCGCTTTGAGTTCTGCTTCTTTCATAAGCCACTCGTCAGGTGTCTTACAAGCTTGGGTTCGGTTGCTGGTGTTGCGTTGTGCGTAACTGCGAAAAACGGCAACGGTTGGCAAGAAGTCACTCTTGAACTCTTTGACCATCCGGTTGAAACCTTCTTCGATTTGCTCTTCACTCAGGTCATCAAGTCCAATCTGCCAAGCTTGAGCGAGTTCTGGGCTTGGCTTGGTTTTGTAGATTGCGCTTAATTTGCGTAGTAGCTCGACGGACTGCATTTGTTGTCTCCTTGAAGTTGTTGTTCAATCAAATCCCATTCGTCAGGCTGGCTGCTTGGTGAGGCTCGGCTTGGTTCCTGGTGTTGTTCAATCAAGTCTGCGACTAGAAACCGTTCAGCGTCCTTGGTGTAGCTGTCGCCACACTCTGCGAGGTAGTGCTTGGTTGCGATTTGAATTTCAGCAACGCTGAACTTTGCCAGCAGCTTCTTGAAGTTCTCAAAGGCTTTGGCTTTGCGTCCTGGCTTTCTGGTTGCCTTTGCTTTCCAATCGTCCCACCAGCCTTCAAAGTGCGTAATATATTCAGTGTTTCTTTTGTTATTTGTTTCTTTTGTTAATTCTTTATTTTGTAGCTGGCGATTTTCCTGACTAGGTTTTCCCTGACTAGGTTTTCCCTGACTAGGAAAATCCACGTTAGGTTTTTCTAGGTTAGGCATTTCGTCACGAACACCTGAGAGCAGATAGACATAATCCCCAAGCTTGCCATCCGGCTTGCGAACTCTCGGACCACGCTTGATGTAGCCAGACTTCAGCAGTTCATCCATTGCTCGCTTGGTTGAGTCATAGCCATCTGTCGCATGATTGGCTAACTCACTGATTCGGATGTTCCAGTTCTTCGGCAGACTAAGCAGGTAAATCAGCAATCCTTTGGCTTTCCAGCTAAGTTCTGCGTCCTGAGCGGCTGCGTTACCGATAACGGTGTAAGGTCCGTCAATGCGTTTGCCTATCATGCTTACCTCTTAAGCGGCTTCAGTTGCGGTTGCCATCGTCTGAGCAATATCCTGCTCTACTTGCTTCTGTATCAACTTCAATCGGTCTATCTCGCCTTTTTTCAAGTCACCTCGTTTGGCGTAGGCATTGGCTAGACTGTTTGCCTCTTCGAGTGCCTCTTGAGTCTGGCAGGATTCAAATTGCTCTTTCAGCAGAAAGAAGGTTTGTGAGCCTTCAGGATTGATGACTTTTGGCGCTGGTGGTTCTTCTTCCTGTGCGTCCGGTTCTGGCGTAATTCCCGATAGACCAAAGGCTAGTCGAATGGCCTGTTTCATTGCAGCATGGCGAAGCATCCGGCTGGGGTATTGTTTCCAAGGTTGGCTTCCAGTGTTGCACTCGCTCAAGAACTCAGTCACCACAGTTGGTCGCTGACGGTCTTTCCGGTAAATCGTTGCGGTGACGCTCACCACTTGGCCTTTTTCGTCTGTTGCATGATTGAATTCGATTCCGTCAAACTGCGGATGCTGATTCATGATCTTGTTCCAACCATCGACACTCATCACAACGCTGATGCCACCGGATTTTGCCGGAAAGGCGTAAATCTCTCTCGTCAATGGATTCAGGTTGTGCTGTTTGGCAACTGCCAGAAAAGCCATCAAATGCTCTGGCTTTGTGCCTGTTGGCAAAACCGTCTTGGACAAGACTTCTTGCAGCTCTTCCGGTTTTACCTGGCACTGTTGTGCCA